CTCTGGTTGGGCGTTTCAACCGTGACCCGCTCTCCCGGCGTTGCCATAAATGAGACAGGCTGAGAGTCTGTGCCGCCACCACCACCAACGATGAACGAGCCACCGTGTTGCAATCCCGCTCCACGTAACGACGATTTCATATCTCTCGCCCTTTGCGTTGCATCCATAGAGCGGTGCGCCATCGACGCGAGGTTTTGCATCTCGCCAGTTGCGTCTTGGGCAAACGCGATCAATTTTTCGAACATGGATGCACTCATACTTCCCAAGTTCTCCATGCCCATCGCGGCCCAATCTGCGGCCGTGACAAAGTCGCGTTGCAAGATGTTGGCGACTGTGGTCGATCCCATATCAACTTTTTTCAGCGCGGCTTGAGCCACACTTCCCAAATTTTTGAACTGCACTTTCGCCCTGAGCAGTTCGCTGTCGATCAGGCTAATGCTCTCTTTCGCGCGCATCGCTGGGTCAATCGTGTCGATCAAATGTTGCGCGTGTTTGGAAAAAGGCTCCATCTCCTCCATATATTCCAAGAGTCCGGCAAAATCTTTCGCTGTCACGATCACATTGCCAAACTCGTCTTTCATTCCTTTGAGTTGGAAAGAAAGATAGTCAAGGCTTCCCCCAGTATCTTTGCCAACGCCGCCGGATGTTTCGGAGAACTCCAAAAACATATCGGCCGCCGCTGATCCGATCTGCGCGAAGGTCTGCTCTCCAACTTGCCCGAGAACCTTGAAGCCATTGGCTAGGGGGCCGTCTGCCAAGTTGGAAACGATAGTCGGGTCGCTCATCACCTCTGCGAACTTGGCGCGCAGGGCTTTTCTGAACTTACGAGACTTACCAAACCCAAATGCGGCAATGGCAAGAGGTACAGCAACTTTTGCCGCGCCCGATAGTGCGGTTTTCCACCCGCCCATAAACGAGGTTGCGGCATTGCTTCCGGCAGTCATAAACCCGCCTGCACCGTCGGGAATTAACGCACCGGATGAAGAAAAGGCGCTTGCCGTAGTTGTTGCGGCTGATGTTCCGAATATTTTTCCGAACCATGAGCCTATCGCGCTTGCCCCGCTTGATATTGCGGTTCCCAAACTTGACGCAAAACCTTCCCCGCTTTCCTTTCCGGCTGATGTGAAAATGGAACTGATCGCGCCAATAAATGACGAGCCGCCTCCGAAACCATTGGCAATAACGTCGTAAATCTTTGACTTGATCCAAGCCTCAAGCATACTGGTCAACGCATTCTTAAAGGCATTGACAAGGATGTCTTTCATTTGCTCGCCGATGGACTTATTGATCTCCGCCATGTTGTCCCTGAACTCTTCCTCGGCCTCGACCTTCTCGCCTACATATTCTTCGTATTTTTCTTTAAGACGCTTGTTGTATTCGGCATTATCAATCTCGCCTTGAGAAAGCATTTGCTGAAGTTGTTTTATTTCTTCGTCATAGCGTTCTTTTATATCTGCTAATGCTTCGCCGTGTCTTTTCTTTTCTGCTGATCTGAGTTTACTTTGTTCAAAAAGAATATAACCAAAAGCATTGGATATTCCAGAAGCCAAATCATCAACGAAAGATTTGATCCTGCCAGATACATCTTTTAATGAATCTTCTGCGGCTTTTGCCGCTTCTATCATTTTTTCTTTAAAAGATTTATCTATCTTGACGCCAAGTTTTTCTAATTGTTCTTTCCATGTTTCTAAAGTAATCACTCCATCTTCTAATGCTTTATCGACTACCCTGACTGCTTCTTTTTTGAATGTTTTTTCTAATTCTATTTTTCCAAGAGAATTACGAAATTCATCTAATTTTTTTTCTAAATCAGTAAGAGCAAATTCTGTTTTTACACCTTCTGCGTTTAATTCTTCTAAGACTTTTTGCGCTCTTTTTATCTCATCCTCTACAAGTCCGAATTCTTTTTGCAAGCCTTTTAATATGCTAGGCATATCTTCGCCAAGAACATTGGCAAGACCTTCGGTGGCCTCATTTCCTACTTCAGCGGCGGCAGTGTAGTAATCTATCTCAGTTCTTAACTTAAATAATTTCTCCTTCAATTCTTCGATATGTTCTCCCAGTTTTGCCGCACCCATATCTCGAAAAGAATCATTTAATTTATTTATTGCTTCTTGAGATTTGATTGCTTGTTCTTCGGTATCAAATAATTTATCGGCAAAAGTAAAAAGTGCGCTACTAACCAAAGCAATTAAACCGGGTATTCCTCCAAACATCGTCTTTAAAGACACACCCAAAACTTTTGCAGTAACAGCGGCTCCTGCCATTGCCGCTTTCATTCCCGCAATCAAAGTAATTATTTTTTTGATTACGAAAAGATTGGTTAATGCAAGAGCGACAAACTTTAATTCAGTCGCCCAATCTTTTATAAATTTAATCGCGCTCTGAAATGCCTCGACGGTATTAGTTAGCAAAGGCAACAAAGCAGGCAAGGCTTCATTTGCCAAGCCTTTTATTGCGCCTATCAAGTTAGTCATTTCATCGTTAAATTTAGCCGCCGCTGTAGCGGTTTCTTTGTCGATGGTTAAACCTAACTCTTTTGCTTGATCGCGTACTTTCCTGATTCCTTCTGCACCGCCTTCCATTGTTTGAATCAGAGCAACACCTTCAGAGTCAAACAATTTCATAGCCAAGCGAACCCGATCAGATTCGCTTCCAAGACCCATCAACGCATCCGCAACGACTTCAAATTTTTGATCGAGCGGAAGTTTGTTGAGTTCAACAGCATCTAGGTTGAGTTCTTTTAAAGCCCCCTTTGCTTCACCGAAACCGCCTGCGGCTTCAGCAACGCGACGAGTTAATCGTTGCATACCCATCGTAAGCGTTTCAAAAGTAACGCCTCCAATTTTGGCAACGTGTTCGTATTCAGAAAGAGCCGAAACGCCTATGTCGAGACGTTTGGAAAGTTTGTCGAGACGGTCAGCGGCGTCGATGGTTCCTTTAACAAATCCACCAATACCCGCCGCACCCGCCGCGAAGATAAAACGCTTGGCTAAACCTTTAAGCGCATCACTAGTGCGATTGAGATTATGGTCAACAGACTTAAACGCTTTTTGCGTTTTATCTTCCGCGACAATGCGAATGGTTGCGTCAGCAGTTGCCACTATCGCTTCATCTCTTGTTGTTGGGCTAAATACTCAAACCAGCAGGCCCAATACGTCAGTTCATCCATCGTCATCTTTTCAGCCAACTCACCCACCGTCATGCCGAGATGCTCGGCGACCCGAAACATCAGGAGGATTTCTTGGTCGCCGCCTCTGAGTTTTTTCGGGCATCCTCCACCGTTGTCTCAGGTTCGTCGTTCATTGCACTTACGACGTTGACGATCACGTCGGGATCGACCTTCTCCATTAAGTCCTTTTTATCGGCGTTAGAGAAAAGGCGTTTCCCATCCTCGTCCAGTGCGCGAATGATTAGGGTCTGCACCAATGACTCCAATGAGCCATCGTTGACGTACCGGAATATCGTGTTGCGCTGTGCGAGGGTTGTCGGCTTGAAATAGATGGTGGTATCCCATTCGGGCACCACCACCGATTCCATAGGCGCGACGAGTTTATCCCGCCAATGCGTCTTGGCTTTGGCGAGAATTTGAGCACCGTTTGACATTCAATCTCTCCTATCAGTTAGGACACCGTTCCCCAAGTTACGCCGCCAGTTACTTGAAAGCCGAATGAACGCTCAATAATGTCGCCCATATCGACGCTCACGCCCACGCTGTTAATCAGCGCGGTCATCGACGCATAGGTGTCGCCGGTATCGGCCCCTTCGGGGTACAGGTTGAGCGTGACGCTTGAGCCAACGGTCATTGCGCCCTGCCCTGAGCTGTCGGTCTCGTCCCAATGACAGGTGATCGTGCCGCTTGCGTCAGTCGTGCCGACGATGTAGGTCTTTGCGCTGTCGCCCATTGCAGTGTCCTCAACGGTGTCCGCAGACTCGTCCAGACTCCATGATTTGATTTCGGCAACCGTATTCGACCCGACTTTACAGGTGCCGTCTTTTCCGTGATGTGTTGCCATTTAACTATTCCTCGTCGCTTGGCTTGTTGAAAACTGGCTTCGGTTTCGCCTCCACCTTCTTTACTGGCGCACCAACAGGCTTGTAGCCTTTGGCCTCCATTTCTTTCACTTTGGCAGGGTGGACAATAACCACCGTGCCTTTGAGTTCCATTTCAATCGGTTTCACCATATTAGGTTGCTCCTTGCGTGAAGTCGTATGTCACTCGCACCGTGACACGCACGGCACCCACAGGGAAAAGCACGCCCTCATCACTTTCGATAAGAACAGTCTCAGTGTTGAGAGCGTAGCCACCGCGAGTTCTGTCTTCGTCCAATGCTTCCTCGATTCCTTCAATAAGTTCGTTTCTGGAAGTGTCGATGCTTGACCCTTTGACGTAACCCACGATGACGTAATCAATCGTTCCTCGCCGCGTTGTGCTGTCCATCGTCGTGTCCTCGCGCACTTCCTCACTGCTTTGTATCCACGCGGCGGGATATTGCTGATCGGATAACTCATCCGGCTGAAAGGGATCGCGAGTGATCTTTTTAAGTTCTGGCGTGGACATAGCATCCAGAACCGTGACGATGTTGGCGGCAATGTTTTCACGCTTGCTCATGCCCTAGCCATTTGTTTAATGAATTCGTTGCGGAACTGACTGCCGACTTGTTTTTCTTCGCGGTTGTTTACGTCAAACCATTTCCGCACTGGCAAATGCCCCGCCCCGGTGTGGTGCCACATGGCTTTGCGTGAGGCTAACGTGTTAGAAAAGAACACAAGGCCGAGCGATGGGTTTTTCACCTCAAACTTCATTGAACTCATCATTTGGCCGCTATCAAAGAGATTCACACGTCCTGTCTTGCGGCCTCTGTTAGTTCTTGACCGACGCGTCGACATTGCATAACCCTCAAACGCTCCATCTACACCCACGCCTCGTTTTGTCCGTCGTTTAATCTGCCAACTGACGTATTTGGCGGCTTCAAATAACCCTTTGCGCGATGCCTTCTTAATGCGCTTCGGGAAAGCCTTGAGCATTGCCTGAACTTCCTTGTCGTCTAAAGTGACGTTTACCTTCATCTCACCTGTCGACCAAAGTGCAACGATTGCTTTTCGGCGTAGACAATGCTGCCGTCCTCGTCTGCGTCGTACTCAATACCGTCTTTGAGTATCCGATCCAGTTCCTCCGCGTATGCGTCGCGGTAAAACTCCATCATTTGCTGAAACCGATCCTCTGCGCCTGTGACTTCCCACTTGGTGAGTTTCGGCAAGGCGTAGTAGCCCAGGACGCGGTATGCCGCGCACCGGGTAAACTGAGATTCGGTCAGCAGTGAAGCGTTCATCTCGCCGCTGATGTTCTTAAACGGCCACCAGTGAATCCGCAGTTCGCGCTCAATGTCTGCTTGCGCTTTTGCGTGTTCCGCTGTGAACGCGCTGATACCGTAAGTGAGGATGTCCGGTTGTAAAGCCGTCAAATCACTGTCAGCACTCATCGCCATCTTGTAACCCCCAAAGGGGGGAGGCGCGGTGTTACCCGCACCCCCCGGTTAGGAATTAAAGACCGGCGTCGAAGTACATCTCGATGCCGTAGTTGTCTTTCAACTCGCCCACGCCGTAACAGGCCGTGGCGTTGAGTTCCCAACCTCGAATGGACGCATCGCGCTGTGGCTCGATGTTCACATCCCACTTGATCGCCAGACCCAAAGCCTGAGGCACGAACACTGCGCCTTTGGCATCGCCAGAACCGTCAACCGTGATGTTGGCAGATTCAAAGATGTCGATCCCTGCGAGGGTTCCAACGTAGCCGTTACGCATGGCTTCGTTTTGCAAATCACCACCATTGGGATTAGCGAACGTGTTGGTGAGGTTGGCCTTCATGTTGTAGACCTGATACGGATGCAGGACGGCGTATTTCTGGCCGGGTGCGTTGGCGTTGTCCAACTGAGCGGCGGCATTAAAGAAATGCGCGGCAGTCAGTTCCGTGGTGGTTGCGCCCAGAGAAGTCGAAAACCCATCAAACAGGGCGATGAGGTCTTCATCCATTTTCTTGGCGACGGCTTCGCCCAAGACCTTACCGAGATCAGCGGCAATGTCACGCGCGGAGGAACGAGCTGCCAGATCAGACAGAACGGCCTGCACACCAACTTCTGAGGCGGTGATCGTCGCAGCTGAGGTGGAAACAGCCGTTGAGGACATATCCGAACCCTCGGTCAGCGCAGACGCGCTCACTTCAGGGTAGATCGGAACCTGGATCGCTTTTCCATCGTCACCGGAAATGTCGTAGGTGGTGACGAGGTTGCGGACAAGAGAGGACTCTTGCGCGGTAAAGATTGCCTCACGGACGATTGCGACGAACAGATCGTCTAGAGTGCTTGTGGTGGTGCTTGCCATTAATGGCCTCCAATGCAATTACGGTTAAAAAGACCCGTGCTTGCAAAGGTCGCCCACGGTGGCAACCAACCCGCTTATTTTGCGTCAGATCGGTCTGACGGCCCCGGGAGCGTTACCTAGCCCGGTCTAGGGGGTACTGTATAAAAACCCAGTACAGGCGATTGTACGCCCTCTCAGGGCTATGTCAAGCCATCTTGATGTATCCCTTCGTCTGATTGCGGTTGGTCTTGCGCCACTCGCGATATTCATCGTGGCTCATGTCCATGATCCCCTTTTTCTCCAACCCGCCGCCAATAGAGGATTGTGAGCCGGTGCCGGCGGGGGTTGCCGCCACAAAGTGCGGGTTGCCAGATAGAAACTCGTCAACCAGGGCATCAGGGGTCAGCGGTTGGCCGTGATCGTCGTACCGGGCCGTGCCGTTGCTGTCCACGATCTCCACGGTGCCGTCATCGGTCATTTTGACATTGGAACGCAAGAGATTCGCCACTTGTTCCGCATTTATCGCCTTACCCCTGCTTGCGGCAGACAGTAACGCGCCGTCAACCTTAACCCGGCGCAGTTCATCCTGTAGCGCACTGGTTTTTTTCTCCCACTTCTCGACGGTCTGCTTCATCACGTTTTCAAACTCTCCGCGCTCCTTTTGCCGTTCCAGTTCCTCGGCTTCTTGAGCGGCCTTCATTGCGCGATATTCGTCAGGGTCTACACCGTCAAACTTGCGCTCAATCTCACGGTTGCGCTTATCCAGACGCTTTTTGATCAGCGCGTCCACCTCATCCTGAGTAAACACCTTCGCGGGTTCGGTGCTTGCGTTTTCGGGTGTACTTGGTTCGGTCTGCGTGTCGTTTTGCTCGATTGAATCTTCTGCCATGTTTAGTCACCGTTTAAGTTACAAGTTAAGTTGTTTTGCGCGTCTAGGATTCAACTCTTTGAAATCCTCTATCTCTAAATCGGAATCTGTTGTTGTACCGTCTGGTCTCAATTCATCTCCATACCAATCTGGATTAACCGGTGTGAAATGATGACGGCAGTTATAGCCACCGCGAACCACAAAAGGATCGCCGGGGGCTTTGCCTTGCCAACTGCTGTTGGCCCATATTTCTCTTATTTCATCGACGCTCATCACTTTTCCTGTGTGCCTGATGCAGAACTCCCGAGAATCCCGAACAAGATCGCCATCAAAAACGAAATGATCAAGCCCTGCCTCGTCTGCTTTAATTTTTGTAAACGCGCCGTTGAACTGCATCAGCGCATCGTGCACCTGTTGGTAAGCGTAGCGGCGTAGGTTGTTGCCAGCGCGGTCACGCGCATGGATCGTGTGCAACTGCTCCACCGCATCAGCCACCTCATCAGCGCGGCTCGGGTCATCGCGAAATTGCTTCACAAACTCCACCAGCGCCATCGCCGCCGCATCGTCGCTTTTGGCAAAGACGCCGTTGATAGCTTGCCGCATCTCGCGCACGGTCTCCCGCGGTGGTCGCCCCGCAAGGGTGTTTTGGTACAGGCCATTGGCAAGCGTATCCACAAACCTGGCGGCAATGTCCTCGTACCCGGCAAAAGCAATGCGCTTCAACTGATTGACCGTCGCGGCATCGGCGGCAACAAAGCCCTCGATAGACCCCAACTTCTGCATCATCGCCACCACACCCGCGGCCACGTTGTCGTAGTCGCGCACGCTTTCATCGGCCCACGTTAGGAACGTGCCGCGGATAGCGGCCTCAATGGTCACGCGCTTATTAATGGCCTCTGCCGGGGTGATTTTGCCCTCGCCCACCAACCGCTCGATCTCTGCTTCAAGGCTTTCCAACACGCCCTCAAGCCTGCGCCCATGCGTGGCATCAAGCCGCTCGATCAGCCGCTCATGCGCGTCTTGCAGACGCTTGATCTCGGCAGGGCTAGGCGTCGCCAACAGGCAACTCCGTGGTGAACTGGCCGACTATGCGCTGATTGGCAATCTCTTCATAAATCTGCGGCAGTTCATCGTCCTCAACCACCAACGCCGCAATCTGCCGGTCAATCGCGCGTTGGAAGGTTCCGCTTTGCAGGCCGCTCGCCCTTGCCATTTGCAAGAACTCAAGGTCAGCCTGGTAATCGCGCAGATCAAAGGAGTCGGCGTAATCAATGCGCCCATCCCACTCCCTGCCCTGCCACGCGCACCACAGCGTCCACAGTTGTTCCTCGGCCAGTTCCAAAAGGTCAGCCTTCTCCGACAATTTGCTGTTAAGCATCTGAAACTCGGTTTGCAAGGCGATGCCGCTTTTGGCCTGTTTCTCGGTAGCCCTTACCGCGCCCAAGTGAGTAACCCGATCCACCGCTTTGATCTTGTCCTCGATGCTTGCGCGGATGCCGTCAAGGTTACTGCTGTTGGGTTGCAGCAGGAACGGCGTTAAACCGGGGTCAAGGTCATCCGGCATTTGGATAACGCTACCGGCTCCCGCGCTTGCCTCCGTGCCGTCGGTCTTGGCAAGCGATGGGTGGTTGGCAATGCGGATCAACTGCTCGATCTCGCTCAACTCGTTATAGATCGCACGCTGTATATCGGCCACGTCGGCAATGTCCGGCACACCCACGCCGCGGATCGGTGAGCGTTGTGCGTAAACACAGACCGCGGGAATGACCCCAAGCGGGTTATCCATGCGCTCGATCAATAGCGGGTCTTTTTCCGTCTCCGCTTCCCACAGCTCGATGGTGTCTGGCGTCCAAATACGAAAGCGTCGTTTGATGACGTCCGTGTTGCTTCTCAGCGGATACTCAAACATCTCACGCACTTTGAGGTACACCAGTTTGTAAGCCCCTGACGGCGTGCGCTCATAACGCCAATCAAACACGTTCTCAGGCGTGATCAG